TGTTGTTCGTAGTCTGTCATTAAAATAATCCTTTAATGAAATTACCACCCAAAGAACCACCGCCAGCAACCGGAAGCTTGGCAATTCCCATACCTAACCCAAAAAGACCGCTTAACGGGCTAGAGGCTTGCTCGGCGTTGTAAGCGTTCAATTGTGCGCCATATTGAGCATTTGCAGCATTCAGGTAATCAGGGCCTTGCGTAGCGTTTTGCAGTGCAAATTGCTGGAACTGAGGCGCTTGTACTTGATTGCCAGAGCGTAGCGCGTTAATCAGGTTAAGCGGTCGGTCTTGCAGATAAGCCTGTTCTTGAAGCGCCGCTGCACGGTTAGCTTGGTCAAGACTGATACCCTGCATTGCAGCTTGCGTCATCAGATCATTAGCTTGCTGGTTTTGAATTGCCATCTCACGCGAAAATGCGTCAGAACCGAGACCAATGCCGGTATTTGCCAATCGTTGCCGGGTGGCTTCTTCTTGCGCTTGCAGTTGCGGCCTAAGTCTGGCCAAGATCGCATCTTGCGCGGTCTGTCCGACATTAATGCCTCTGGTCGGTAAACCGCTGACATCTAGCTCAGGGTTTTCAAATATCCGGCGAGCGCGGTCAAAGCCAAGATTGGCAACCTCGCCGTATTTTCGATTGAGCGCTAGTTGCTCGTCAAGTGCGGCTTGGGCTTCCGGGGTCAGATCGGTATATTGTTCCCATTGCTCGCCTTGGGTCATGAAATCTTCTTCTTTTGGGCGAACAGGTGGGCCACCTGATTGAAACTCGATCCCTGATGCGCCAGATTCTAATAAGCCAGACCCAAGACGACCACGTAATGAATTATCAGCTACTTGAGGCTGTCCAGAATTGTACGCTTCTAGGTTTTTATAATAACGATCAAGTGCCGAATTATAAGCGCTTGTATTTAGGCTGCCAGTAGGCTTTCTGGTATAAGTCAGCGAACCCCAAGGCGTATATTGATTGATACGATTGGCTTGGGTAGCGTATTTTGCGGCTTCTAAATTGCCAGCCGCCGTTTGTTCTGCCGCGCCGCGATAATCTGGCGGGGGTGGCGCGTCTCCTTTGCCGCCCTCTAAAGTTACAGGACGGTAGCTTAATACGCCAATTTTGCGAAACGCATTTATCGGCAAATCAGGCTGGTCATGAAAGTACCGCATACTTTTTCCCTTTAATATATTTACATTCGTCCTTGAACATTCGGAACAAATATATATCACCGCCAGGGATAGCCTGCGCTAATGTTGATTCTAGCGTAAATCCCATCTGCCTGACAAGGCTTATACATTTTTCGTTCGTTGATGCTACCGGAACCGTGATTCGTTTGACGTTTAGCTGATTGAACGGGTAGTCGTAGATTATTCCTAAAAACTTTCTGTTCGCCCAGTTTCCTTCACCAGCGATATGGCAAAAGATGTTTGTTCCTGAGTAATCCTCATAAACCACGCCAGCGTTTAATTTTCCTTCCTTAATCTGGCCAATAGCAGTGCCGCGTCTAGGAGTCCATTCGCCCCCTGCTTTTTCGAGTACCCATTGCCCGACTATTTCGGCGTCAAAGCACAGAGTTGGCAGGCTGGTAGACATAATCGACATTGGTGAATCGTACTTCTGCCCCGTTATTTTGCACTTTTAATCTAAGCGCGGCAGAGTTTGCCACCGCGCCAACAGTATTCCAGCCCGTCGTTGAACGAAGCCCACCACCCCAGACCATCGTACCCCAAACCATCGAACTCCACACCATGCCCGTAGGTGCGACAAAACTTAACGTGCCTTGTGGGTCTTGTGCCAGATAGTTTGTATTCAGACCGTAAACAGCGGTCGGGTTTCCGCTCGTTAAAATATACGGGCGCACCATGGTGAAATACTTGTTGAATGCCTTATTGCCGAAGTAACCGAAAGCGGTCAGGCAGTCAGCTTGAATAGGCGCGGACACGTCAACATTAGACACCCACGCTTTATAGACCTTGGTGTTGTCTGCATAATAAAAGCCAGTCGAGGCACGCAACAACACGTTCGCATTCCAGCCGGTGAACTTAGTCCATGCGCCAGTAATTGTGTTTTGTGCGAACTGATACGCCCCGCCGGTTGCCGGTACGTTCAATAACATCATGTTTTCTTCGGGGAAAAGGCACAATTGCCACCCGAATGCCGACGAGAAAGAATTTGCAGCTATTGAGACACTGTTCTGTATTTTGTCGGTCAAAGCCACCCGTCTATCGACACTTGCGGACAATAACCCTCTGCCTAAAGGGAATACACCCTCGGTCGTATTGACAGCCAGATCGCCGCCATACTTTGCCGCGCATCGTCTGCCGAGTGGTCGCCCAAGCTGAAACACGCCAATGATCGAAAAATCACCGCCAGACCCCGGATTACTCCCCCGGTACACCGCCACCTCGCCGTTTGTCGATAGCACGACAAAGTGATCGTCAGCGCCAGCGCCAGCGTCAACCGTCCACGTATAACAAGCCTGAATTGAGCCGCCATTCCTAAACACGCTTGACAAGTCAAGAGTGCCAGCAGCGCCCCCAACCTGACCAACCGGCAGAAATGCCACCGTCATGCTGTTTTTAACGACAAAATACAGCCGCGACTTAAAGACGCAAACATGCACCAGGCTGGTAGTCGTCACGCCAGTAATTGAAGGCGACGACGCACCATCAATGGCCGTCCAGGTGGTGCCATTAAATAACTGAGGCTTATCTACCCCGTTCACTAAGTACAGAAAAGACCCGCCAGCGGTCGTCACGTTAGCATCTTGCCACTGAGCCGAAGTCTGGCCGGTAACGACTGCCGCGCCAAGCGTTCCAGCAGTTGTTACGTCAAATATAGACCCGCCAGCCGCTGCAAATAGCTTAGATACGCCTGACGTTGGAAGATACTCGACCAGCGTTTGTACCGGGTTTGTAAAGCCAGTAACGTGGTTTGCGCTACCTTTTCTGATGCCTAAGTAACCCGGATATGGCCACCAGTTTTCAAGAATAGGCGCATACTGAGCAGGCATGTCGGCAATGCTGTCGCGGTCATTGAGACCGCCAACTGGGGCGGGTATAGAGGTAGCGCGTGCTGTTGCCATATCAGCCTGGGAAATTTCCGTCTTGAATGTTCCACTCGGTCAATAGAATATTGCGCGGGAATGAGCCGAGTGACAATTTTTGTGCCGATTTGTCCTGTGCTTTAATGGTATCAAACATGGCGCGAAACTCGGAAACATCAAAACTTGCATCCAAGCCTTTCGCAGCCTTCCATTGCACCTTGAGGCCGGTCAGCATTAGCGAATCATCAAACATTGACACGTCTGTGTCCGCTTGGTATTTGTACCGATAAACCCCGCCGCCAGCATCAATCCAGTTTTTTGAGACATAGAAAAACGAAAGATTAAGTCCACCAGTAGCAGGGTCAACCTCAACGAAGTTATTGGCTATTCTGAAACGAAGATTGGGGCCTTGGCTGATGATGGCTGATTTGTATATCTGCCACTCTTGAGTAGTCGCAGGACCTATGAGCGGCCATCGTGACGTTCTGTCCCACTCAGTCTGCGGTATTTGTCTTAGCCAGTCAGTTGGCAGTGCATATTGCGACTGCCCCTGTACTGTGGTGAAGCTGTACTCTTTATTGAGTTTCTGCCACTCATATTGCCGAGAAATGTCACGTCCGAGCCTGTTTGCCAGCGCCAGCAATTGAACGACCTGCGGATCTGTATTGCCGACAACAAAGCTCGGACTTGATAACCCCAACTCGCCGGTGACTTGTTGTATCAGTTCGAGCAGGGTGTAATTCATTTATTCCTCGACTTCCTCTTTGATTTGTCGTTTGCGTTTGATTTCAGGGTTTTGCAATGAAGCTTTCAGCGCTTCAAATTCTTGCTTGAGCTTTTCGTTTTCAGCCTGCAATGCACTAATCGGCGCATTCCCTGCCGCAGCCGCTAAGTAATCACGCGCTTTCTTGCGTAATTCCATCCAGCCGATACCGATACGCTGTAATGCAGCATCGTTGACTTCGGCCAAGTTTTCAACAGTGCGAATGCCAAAATACTCGGCTTCTTTACACTGTGACTTTGTTA